TTAAAATAATTCTTTTGAGACGTTTTCCATGAGTTGACTAAACTTGTGGGAAGCGTCTTTTTTGTATGAGTTGGTAATTTTTGCGTAGATGTTCATTGTGGTATTTATATCTTTGTGGCGTAATCGTTCTTGTATTTCTTTGATATGTACACCTGCCTCAATAAGTAGGGCGCAATGTGTGTATCTGAACGAGTGCGTGCTTATTTGCTTGTTCGTTATATCAGTCTTTTTAAGTATAGCTTTTATCCATAATTGCAACTTTTTAATCACAAGTGGATAACCATTTACATCAGTAAATACGAAATTATTATCTACATAAAGTTCATTTTTCCATGTATCCTGGACGTTTACCTTATAATCTTTGAGTAATTGAATCACATGGGGATCGACTGAGATTTTACCGATAGAGCTTTCAGTTTTCGGTGTAAGTATCTGATAATGCTTTTTATTGTTATTCGGATTGTAATAAGTCTTGGTAATACTAATTGTGTTATTCTCAAAATCTATATCAGACCACTTTAACGCTAACAATTCGCCTGCTCTCATGCCTGTATATGCCAATGTGGTAAATACTTCAAAGCTATTTTGTGGTGAATGGTGATACTTAGCAACCTCCAGGAATTGAAATAATTCATCTTTTTCAAGAAACTTTTTGTGTATCTCAATATCCTCTAATTCTTCCACACTTACTTTCTTTTTAGGTCGTTTAATACCCGCACTAGGCAATACTTTTATTAATCGCATTTCATACGCATATTTAAAAATCATATTAGTAGAAGCCACAATACTATCAACATAATTCTTGCTATACTGTGCGCTCATATCGTCGACAAAGCGTTGATAATCATGTTTCTTGATGCTTTGTATTGGTTTAGTATTAAAACGCTCTATGGCGTGTTGTATGGCTTTCTTACGTGCTCTCACACTACTTACTTTTACATCATTAGCATACTGTTTAAGCCAATCATCAGCTACTTGTTTGAAGGTGCTAGAAGAAGGGGCAATATAATCACCATTTCTTAATTGACGTTCAATCATTTCAGCTTGATGTTTAGCGTCTGATTTACGTTTAAAGCCAGTCTTAGAGATATATTCATATTTGCCAGTTTCTGTATTTTTACCTAGTGAAATACGATAACGCCAGTTATTTTTAGCGATTTGGTCATAGCTTGCCATAAGTGTCACCTTTTCTTATATTAGATCATCTTCTTTTACCATTTTACTCATAAGTTTTTCCATAGAATCATTAAAATTCATATATTTAATGTGTTCAAATAGTTCATCGCGTTTCTGTTGCTCTTTTTTTGAATAATCATTTAAAACACTAGAATCTTCTATACTTTTTAAAATGTAAGGGTGTTCTTTGATATGTTCAATAATAGTCAAATTTATCTTTTTATAAATCTCGTCCAACATGCTAGGAGGTATCTCAATCGTAGCTATATTTTCGCCTAATATTGAAGTTTTTAAGTCATAAAATACTCTATAATCATTTTCAAATAAGAAATTTAATTTATAGTAAGGTTTATCTACTAATAATGGTTTGCTTTTATCATAATTATATTGTGGCATCTCTAATCTTCCGCTTGCTTTCAACTCTTTATATACTTCACTATTTTTATCTATATCTTTAAACTTACCAGTTAGTATTTTGAATTCATTTAATAAGTCTGCACTATTAAAAGGATCTAAAGCGCCAGCAATTTTTTTTAATAATTCGTCACTAGGGTTTGCTTTATTATTTTCAACCCTTGATAAAAAAGCATGTGTAACTCCGATTTTTTTCCCTAATTCTTCCAATGTATAAGGATATTTTTTTCTAGCTTTCTTAATAGAATAACCTATTGTTCCATCGTTTTGCATATTAACCACCTCGCAAGAATTTTATCATAAATGTAACAAAAAAAGATAACATTTTTAAATTTGTACTTGAAATGTTACTGAAATAAGTATATATTTAAAGTGTAATTAATAATTGTTACTAATTTCAGTAACAAAAAATTGAGGTGATTAACATGACAAAAATTAAAGTACTTGAATTACGTGGATTAATTGCTAAAAATGGTCACACTTTGCGTAGCTTTTCGAAAAGTAGTGGTATTTCGTTATCATATTTAAGTTTAATAGTTAATAACAAAGCAACTCCTAGTCCTAAAATGGCCAAAAGAATTGCGGACAACTTAAATGTGGATATTGAAGATATTTTTGAATTTGATTTAAAGGAGGCTTAACCAATGTTCAACATCAATATTGATGAAGAAGAAGCACGTGCTTTATTAGAGCAAGCTATTAATCAACGTGTAGATGAATTGGCAAGAGAAAAATTCTTCATGACCTACAAAGAATTATCTGAATACCTAAATTTAAGTAAACCAACAATTGAGGAGTTACTTATTAATAACGGGCTTAAGTACTATATGGTAGGCAGCACATACCGATTTAAGAAATCTGATGTAGATGAATTTATGGAGAAAATCACATCACATATGGACATACACAACAATGATTTAAAACAGATTAATGTTAAGAAGTTACTTAGCACAATTTAGGAGGATAAAGATATGAAACAACAAGTAGTGATAACAAAAAGCGTCGTCGGTTGGTTTTGTGTGAAAGATGTTGAAGGGAATTTAATTTTAAATATAGCGCCTGATGTATTTAAGAAACATTTTCCTGAAGTTAGTCCTAACATAGCTATTGCATGTATGGAGTTAGATATTAATAGAATTGTCGAACTTAAAGATAAGAAAGTGAGTGTATAGGAAATGGAAATTAAACAAAAATATCAATTATCAAAAGTGGTTCAAGTATTAGAAAAAGTATTATATGAAAAAGATAAGGACATATTCTTATCAGCGAAAGATAGATTTCATTCCATAACGGATTACCGCAATGATGATACAGCATTTTATGAACACATTTTAAAACTAGTTCATAAAGAGTTATTTAACATTCTTGCTGAATTAGATTTTGAAGATGAGGCATTTTCTATTCTTGATGAAGTAACAATGACATTAAGTGATGTTATGAATGAAGATAAAGAAATTTACTACTATTCCGTTATAGATAACACGGGTGAACATGAACATACAACAGATAGAGAAGGACATGTGATCGGCATTTTAGAATGGGCGTTGGATTATATTGTTGGAAATATTGAAGTGGAGTGAAACAATGGCTGCTAAATTAGATGTGAATAAACAAAATATCATGCGTGCTATCAACTGGATTATTAAAAATGAAGAAGAAATTATATTTGAAAGTCAAAGTCAGTTAAGTTTCTTCAGTCGTGAAGATTTGGAGAAAATAGACTACTGTAAGCGTACTTTAGAAAGTTTAATTGAAGCTAAAGAAATTTATAATAAAAAAATTAGTTAAGGAGTTAAGCAATAATGGAGTGGGAATTAAGAAATTTATTTGATGATTTAGAAGTAGTACAAGAGAAAATTAATGATGTTGTAACATCTTTTGTATGGTTTGATGATGAGTATTTCACACATGAACCTAATCATATGTTAACTAAAAAAGAAATATATACGCATGGCTGGAAATATCATGAGCATCGTATCAAAAACACACAGGTTATTGATTTAATGCTTATGTATATGAAAGATTTTGATGACATTATGAAGAAAATCCGTGAAATAGAAAAAGCGTCATCTGATATGAATAGTTTGGCGACTATATCAGATAACGCATAGAACTTTAATAATCTAACAACAGAGTAATTAAGGAATTACACATTTTTATTATAACATCTTTGCTCTGTTGTTTCATTAGAGGTGAAGAAATTGAACAAAATCATATTAGAACACGATACACAAGTTTCTGTAATTTGGTATGAAAGTTTGGACTCGAGATCGTTTAAAAAGTTTTCACAGCCTAAGTGGAGTGAGTTAGTTAATAGGTTATCAATTCCACAAAATAATACAAATAAATATGCTCGTGGTGTTGCTGTATATGGTGATATAAAAGATGGCACGGATGAATATGGAAACGAATATAAGAAATACCGTAACAATGACAACGTGATTTATCGTGATGTCCTAGTGTTGGACTACGATGATATACACAAGTTGAAACCACTGCACGATGCAATTACAGACACTTTAAAAGGCGTTGCGTGGTTTTGGCATACTACGTTTAATCATCAAACAGAAAGCCCTAGAATACGCTTGTATGTGCCATTAAATGAGCGTGTCAATGCAGATGATTACCGTAAGTACACAAAAGTGTTAGTAAGCAAGATAGGTCATCCAGTAGATGAGGGGAGCTTTCAACCTAGCAGAGCTATGGCGTTACCTGTATATCAGCAAGATAAATATCCATTCTTACACCAATATAATGACGCCCCACTTTTGAGGACTGAAAAATTAAAAGAATGGTCGAATGAAGTAAAAGTTCATGAAGATAAACCAATAACCGTTACTTATAACAAACGTGACAGTGCGTATTGGCGTGAAATTGCATTCGGTGTAGGTGAAGGTGAACGCAATAAAACATTAGCATCTTTAACAGGGTACTTATTACGTCGGTATGTGGACGCTAACCTAGTTTATGGATTGGTAAGTGCATGGGCGATGACCTGCACTCCACCTATTGATCAAAAAGAAGTTAATAGAACATTCAAAAGTATTTTGAAAAAAGATAGTAAAAACAAATAAGGAGGTCATTATTTGGAAGATGTAAGCAACGAAGATGTGTTTGAACTTATTGAGGAAACTAGTGCGAATAAACCATTTAGACAAGAAGTTATCCCTAAAGGTTATGAAATTGAACAACATCAAAATGGTGTGGCGCTTTATCAAATTATTCCTAGTAAAAAAGATGGCGAACTAGATAAGAAAATATTTATCACTAATACAATTCCCCAAATTACTGAACGATTCGAAGATATTGAAAGCAATGAAGTGAGTTTTAATATGCTTTTTTATGATAATCATTTACCAGTGAATTTAGGTGTTAGTGCTGAAGAAATATCTGATAGTCGTCAATTACTGAAATTAGTTAATCGAAAATTAGATGTAACTTCAACCACTTCAACTAGGTTGATTGACTATATTAATAAGTCAAAACGATATAATCCACCAGTAAATGTTAATGTGGTCACTCGTTTGGGGCATGTGAAAGGATATTTTATTTATCCCTATCAAGAAGAAATGAAGAATAGCAACATAAAGTTATTTAATAATGATAAGGGATTTCAGAAATTGATAGATTCGTTTCAAAGTAAAGGCACACTTAATAGTTATTCAGAAAATGTATTCAATAAAATTAAAGACTTTCCTATGGTTATGGCCATGTTATATGCGTCACTTGGTTCAGTATTGTTACGTGAATTTGGACTACAGCCTTTCATTGTAGAAATATCGGGCAGTACCTCAACTGGTAAGACATTTACATTGAATTTAGTATCTAGTGTATGGGGGACAAGTGATCTTATTAGTACATGGGGTTCTACGAAGAACAGTATTGAAGCAATGGCATCATTCTTAAATTCATTTCCAATGTTTAAAGATGATACACGTAATACACATCCCAAATTCGTAGCTAATGCAACTTACAATTTCTCCAGTGGTGAAAGTAAATCAAGAAGTAATATCAATTTAACACTTAATGCCAAAAAAGAATGGCGAAATATAATGCTTTCTACAGGCGAGGCATCTATTTCTAATATGGCAGATGAAAAAGCTGGTGTTTCTGCCCGTGTCGTAACGTTACAGGATCAACCATACCCAGATAACTTTGATTTTACCACTTTAGATAAGGCATTTCGAGAAAACTACGGAACATTAGGCGTAGCATTCATCAAGCAATATAAATCAAAAAAAGAGGCATACAAGAGTGCATTTGAAAGTTATCAACGGTACTTTAATCAAAAAGGTAGTAATGAAATCATGCAACGTTTAGGACGTGCATTTGCATTACTACAGGTTACTGGCGAAATACTAAATGATATTGAGGGATTTGAACATGATCATTTTAAAATAATTGAACAAGCCTATGACAGCATGATTAGAAATAATAAAACGATAGATAAACCTAAACAGCTATTAGAGGAATTACTTCAGTATTTAGATGCGAATAGAAATAATATTGCTGGTGATGGTTATAGTTCTGTCAAAAATGGTGATATCAAAGCAATATTTAAACGTGATTATTTATGTATATTGGGTCAAACTGTACACGATAAATTAGGTCATGAAATGCATACTATTACAGGCCAATGGGGCAAAAAGGGATATTTAATTAAAGGTGAAAAAGATCGCTTGCAAAAAAGGGTGAGTCACAAAAACGTTAAGTATAGAGGATTTGCTATAAGACAAGAAGTACTAGAAGAATTAGGATTTGATTTCTCGAATTCTCATAATCCTTATTCAGATTATTAAATAGTTCCCAAAGTTCCCGATAAGTTCCCGTTAAAAATATACAAACGGGAACCCTAAAACTACTTTAACCACAAGCAATTAAGGTTAATAGTTCCCGAAGTTCCCGATAGATAATAATATTATTTATTATTTGAAAATGAACAATGTTATAAGTTTTTAACATATATGAAAGAAAAATTTTAATGGGTACAGCGGGAACTAAGTTTATTCAATGCCTATATATCAATGGTTTGACTAGTTCCCGATAAGTATTTTGGACCGGGAACTCAACGGGGACTAGTTCCCGATTATAAAAACATGGAGGTCAAAAATGACAACAATTACAGAGCAAGGGTATCAACAGTTTAAAATGTTAAGCAATAATATGATGTTTAGAAAACATGTTAAAGATAGTCAAAATGAAATTACTAAAATTTTAATGAGTTTATTAATGTGTGGACCTACAAAAATGCATAAAACCATGTTGAGTAGAGTGCTACTGCTTCGAGATAAATACTATTTATATATTAGTGGTGGATCACTACATTTATTTACTAGAGATTTTAAAGGTGCGATTTCGTTTAATGTTAAACAAACTAATCCAAAACATATTGATTACTTTACTGATGATTGGATCGTTGAAATAGATAATTTAAATTCTCTTAAAAAAGGTTATGGCAATCAGTTAATGAATGAAGTTTTAGAGATAACTTCTGTTATGAAAGTTGATGTTTGTTTATGGACTGAAACGACGTCTAATACGAGATATTTTGAAAAATATGGTTTTGAAAGCATCGGTAAACGTGGAAGAGCGAAAGAAAATTTGATGATTAAGAGAAAAGAGGCATAGCAATATGAACATTGAAATTATACCGAATCAGTTTGAAACAAGAGCAGGTACTTTATTAAGATATTACGCAGGTTTATTAGAAAGTAGTAGAGATAATCATTTTGCTTTCAAAATATATAATGATCCATTCGATATGGTCTATGTGATGACGAAAGAGAAGTTATACGGTCATGTATATATTAAAGATTGCAAAGTGAGACAATCGTTCGAATTAGCGTCTCCTGAGCACACTGAGGGGCTTATAAGAAGCATTGAGGGGCACTATGCAGGTTATGAAATACCAGATGGTACACATGACACTATAAGCGATATGATGGCTAGTTTTATGTTTGATAATGATTATTTTATGTATGAACTTGAGACGTTCGCAGAAAGTAATAATAGTGACATGTTCGACTACATGAGTAGAGATTTCAATATAGATGAACTTGAGGGCGTTCAAACTAGTAATGCAGATGTTATAGGTAATATAGAAGCATTGTATCAGTTAGCTACTGGAATTAATGAACCAGCACCAGAGTTAGTTGAGGGCTTGAAAGTCATTACTGAGTTTATTCAGAATGAGAAGGCGAATGAAGTTGATAGTAAAGTATTAATTGAACGATTGAATGAGTTAAAACACTCTTATTACAAAGGTGTGAAACAATGACATTAGTTGATAAGGATATTAAAGACTTAAATCTAACTGATGATGTGTTGATAGAATTTTTAAAACTAAATGAAGAAGATTATACGCTAAATAGTAATGAATATGTATTGATAGATCATCATGATAATGTAGTAGGTAACTTATTGCCATTGGTCGTTGCATTAGATTTAAATAAATCATATGTAACATGTGAGCGTGTAGAATTTGCTACTATTACTTACTATGATAAAAATATTATTCCTACTATCCCTTACAAGTGGGATAATACCAAAGCTAAGTATATTAATACTTGTTTAGAATTAGAAAAGGTAGAAAAACATTTTGAGTTTGCAGCATGGAAATTATATTGTGTGTTGAATGGTATCAACAAGAATAATTATGATAAATACAAGTGGGTGCTGGAAAGAATTAAGAAAACGCCAGATGATATGCCTAATGTAGATATGCCGATATGTCGAGCATATGAGATTGCGCAATTACCTAAAAATCTGATTGAACGTACTTATAATGTAAATGGTAAAACTAAACCGATTTATAAGATGAATATTAAACAAATTAAAAATCTAAAAGAATATGTATAAATTTATAGGTCATGCACTTAGTAGGTGCATGGCTTTTTTATGCTAATTTTTTAGGGGGATAAAATTGATTTTAATACATCTGAAATAATTAGCAGCGTCCAAATTTGGACTTTGCAAAAATACAAAGGTTATACAAAGGCAATAAGAAAAAAATAATAAGGGTAGATCGAAAAAATAAACTAAAAAAAGCTAAGTGTCCAAAATTTCACAAAGGGCAAAAATACGCTCTTTTATAGAACGTTTGTTCTTATTAGGGGAGCTTGTGAAAGTGTATGAAAATCTTTATTAATATTGTTATATCAGTGTTTAATCTGGATGATAAGAAATAATTAAAATCAGTAAAAAAGAGAACATAAGTTTGCTTTTTAGGGATAAAATTAGTATAATAAAGGTAGTAAGAATTCTCGTTTCAAAGTAAAAAAACTACTCCTTTTTACATTTTTATTACGTGGTAACGTCCAGCTAATAAATGGAGGTTATAACCGTGAAAGTAATTGAAAAAGAAATATCAAAGGTACCAAACGAATATTTAAGGATTTATGATACTATTCAAAACTCAAAAGATAAGTATATAACTAAGTCCAAGATACTTAACTTAATGGGGTATGAATCCAACTCAACTAATGAAAGATGGTTAAGAAATGCTATTAGTAAGCTGATTGATGATTATGGTTACCCGATTGGGTGCAGCTATAAAAAGCACGAACGTGGGTACTATATCATCACTACTGATGAAGAAAAGCAACGAGCAATGCAAAATCTTAAGAAGTTAGCAGACGGTAGTATGAGACGCTATGAGGCTTTAAAACGTATCGAATTATAAAATTAAAACGAAAGAGGTTTATATATGTACAATACAAACGCAACCAAAACAGGAAGTGCCTACGACGTACTTTTTAATGATCGAAAATACAAAGATTTATTGGATAAAGTAGATGAATTTTTAGAAGAAACATTTATTATGTATCAACGTGGTTATAGATTAGATGCGATTGATGAGAAACAAAAACCAAAAGTGACACAGATCGAAAATGAGTTTAAGCAATTTGCTAGTGATAAGATTAAGAATATTGAAAGTAGATTAGAAGAAATCGAAAAGGAATCGACAACCGAAAATATTTCAAACCCACAAGCTGAATTAATTAATAGACAAAATTTAAAAGCTCGACTTTCTTTTTACGATAACTCAGAAATCATTGAGTATGTCAGAAATGCTGACCCTAAAGAGATAGGTGTGTATGAATTAAGTTTATTACAAAATATTTATGAGAATCGTTTTTCTGAAAATGAGCAAGGGCAAATTTCAGGTACTTTCACACAATTAAAACGAATGGTTTTACACCCGTATGAAAATAATGAAGAATATAACGATTTAGCATATCAATATAATATTTTAAGACAAATCGGTATGGAGAACAGAGGTTCAGTCATTAACAAAGATAAAGACGGTTACGTTGTTATCAAACCATTGGCAGACAGATATAACGAGCAATTAAAACATGCTAAAGCTAAAAAAGATGGTGCAAGAAAGCAAGCATACGCGTATAGACAATAAAATATTACTCAAATGCCTATCCTTTATTGGGTAGGCTCATTCTATATAATGGGGGTATTATCGTGCAGGAAAGTATTAACAAACCGTATCAACAAACAAAGATATCTGAATATGAGTTGTTGACCAAATACAATCCAAAGTATATCAATTCTAAAATTAAATTAGCACAGTCACACATTGAGGAGATGTATCATTTAAGCACTTCGATAACGACATGTGACGATATTATGGGAGTGATTTCTGTCTCATATCCAGTTGATAAACTTGTGATATGGATTTGTGAAAAGAAAGCTGATTTGAAACGATTTAAAAATGATTCATCGGTACGTCTATCCTTATTAAAGCAGGTGCTAAATACCTATACAAAAGAAGAACGACAGCAGGTGGTTAGATACATGCAATCACATGGACGTATAAAAGAACACAGGCTCATTGAACGATTACAGGTAGATTTATACAATGTTTATCTTAACAAGTCTATAACAAAGGCTAGCGAGCCACAACAAGCTATGGTGGTGTGATTATGTTTGTTGGTGATAAAGAGACGCTTAAAACATTTATATTAAACTATCATAATTACGTGAATGATGTTGAGAAAGAGGTTTCTGCTGATGATTTCTTTATGTTGAATGATGATGTTGAGTTATATTCATCGGAAATTACACATACTGATAACCATATTTACATGAATGAGCTAGAGACATTAGTAGACCGTATTTGTACACAAAGAGAATTGATTTTGTTTTTACTTTTGCGTAGTGGACGATCCAGCAAAGATATAGCACAAATTTTTGAATTATCTGTGAACAGAATCAATCAACTTACTAATCAATTAATAGATAAAATTATAGAAAATAAGGAGTGGTTAAATGGATAAATTAACGCCCAAACAAGAGCGTTTTGCGAATGAGTATATTAAGACACTCAACGTTACGCAAAGCGCTATAAAGGCAGGATATAGCCCTAATAGTGCACATGTAACGGGTAGTAGGTTGCTGCGCAAAGAGAAAGTGGACGAATACATTAAAAGTAAGAAAGATGAGATAATGGACGATACCATTTTGTCTGCAAAAGAAATATTATACTTACTTACTAAATCGGCTATTGGTGATGAGACAGAGACTAAAGAGGTTGTGGTTAAGAAAGGCACATTCGAACGTAACCCAGACACTGACAAAATGAACTTAGTTTACAATGAACATGTAGAAATGGTGGAAATACCTATTAAGCCTAGTGATAGATTGCGTGCTAGGGATATGTTAGGTAAGTATCATAAGTTATTTACTGATAAAAAAGAATTATCCACTGACACGCCTATTATTGTAAACATTGGTGATTGGCCGGAAGATGAGGAAGAAGAAAAACGGAAAACATTAGATGAACTACATGAGCAGCACCCTAACAGAACAATGATTATTGATGATGTACCATTAGAGGACTGTTAACTATGAATGATACTGCCGATAAATTAAATATGATAAGCATTGAAGATATGTATAACAGAGCGATGGCGATAAAGAAATGTTCCGTCATCTATTACGATAATCTTATGAATGATAAAGAGAGTGCAGTGTGGCATACGTTGAGTAAAACACAAAAAGGTTTAGGAGTAATACTACCGTTTAACTTAATGATTGCCAGAAATGGTGTGGATAGGCGCATAGTACCATCTATAAAATTGAATGATGATAGGATATTTATTTATCCGAATAGATAG